CGCCTGAAAATGATTGAACACCAGCTAAACCTAGAGCTTTCCCTGTGGACATACCCATGGCTTTGTTAACGCCAAAATTTAATAAAAAAGGTAATATGAATTGTGCTGCCATTTAGCTCCCATTTTTTAATATTTTATATCATTTTATTCGTTCTTTATCAATTCGTCTGAGAATCTACCACAATATTGATGTTCACCAACGTGTGTAATTAATTGGTCTACAATAGCGTGACATTTGCCTCCTATATCTTTCCAACGTTTACAGAATGCAAAATCTTCACCCATATAAGTATGACTTACCGGATCAAACATAGTATCAAAAAAGTTATATAAAAAAGGCTTCTCAATTGGTTTACCATTAATAATGGTCGGCTGACTTATTCTCATTTCAGGATATTTTTCTATCATCTTTTCAATCACTGATCTTTTAATTAACATACATCCTGTTGGTGAATGACTAACTTCTATACATCCATTTTCAATTGAAATTTTTTCTTCATCTGGTAATCGCATAGGATAAGTATTACCACCGATAGATAATTGTTGTGCGTTTTTAATCTTACCTTCTTTAAAATTACCATACATTTTATCCCAGTTAAAAGTTTTCATTGGATATGGAACAGAGATAACATCTTTATCTTTATCAATCATTGCTTGAATAGACTTAGCTTGAAAGTCTATATCTGCATCAATAAACAATAAATGTGTATGACCAGTTTCCATAAAAGCTCCCACACATAAATTTCTTCCTTGTGTAATTAAAGATGATTTGAATAATTGAAAAGTAACTTTGATTTTATTTTCAAAACAATACTTTTGAAATTCTAATAATGATTGTGCATAATGTATTGATACATCAGAATGAACTGGAGTTGCTAAAAATATATTATAGGGTCTATAACCTTGGTCTATTTTGAGTGTCTTAGGTTTAACCCATAATGGTTTACTTGCGTCTTGCATTGATAGCTCCTTTTAAAAACTGTGTCCATTGATTACCTCGTTTATCCCAGTTGTAAAAATATTTAACAAATTGTTTTTGCATCTCAAGATGTTTTTGAATATGATTTTCATGTAAATGAGATGCTGCAATTTCCATTGATGCAGCAAAAGATTCGGCTAGTTTATAATAGTCTTTTTCATAAGGAATATAAATTGGAAATTCAGAACATGTTTCAAATAAAGCTCCTAGATTTGTTGTAATACAATATAGTCCAGCTCTCATCGCTTCTAGAGCAGATATACAAAATGTTTCTTCCCAAATACTTGGATAAGCAAAAATATGATATTGATGTAAATTTTCTAAAATGTATTCATGTGGTTTATATCCTATGTAATTTACATTAGGTAATGATTTAGCTTGTTCATATAAATCTTTAAATCCATCATCATTAGCTTGTTTAAAAGCATCTCCATAAACTTGTGTTGAAGAATATACATCCAAAGTAATTAAAGGATTTTTAACCATTTGCATTGCAAGTAAAATAACGTTTAATCCTCGCCAAGGAGTTGGATGAAATATTAATTTTATAGGATCACCTTTTTTATATTGTGTTGTTCTCGGTTTAAAATCTACAACACCATTTTTAATTATTGTGCATCGTTCTGTTGGAATATCAAAAGCCATTCTAAACTTTTCATAGTTCCAATGTGAATTAAATACATACCAATCATATTTTTTATGATTAGATTTATCTTTAAACCAAGGAGCTAAATTAGGTTGATCGTATGAATTTTTTTGCCAAAGAATATTAATTTTATTTGGGTCTAATGGAACTTTACCTGGAATAGATGTGCATATCTGAAACTGATCAAGTAAATCTTTACTTACATATTTTCTTAAGAACTCAAATTGAAGTTCTGTACCACCTCTTGGATCCATTACTTAGTCTTACTAAATAGTGATAAATGTGCAACAGTTATTGCAACATCTTGTGCAATATGTTCTTGTTTAGTTGGTGTATTAGGATTTGCAACATCAGCATTTGCTTCAGCGGCTGATTCATAAACCTCGCCAGTTACTTTGTTTCTATAAGTAATTTTTGTAGGACATTTTATAACTGGTACTTCTTTACCATCTATAATCCTATATTCTTTTATATGTTGATCAGTTAATATTATTTCATCACTCATTGTTTTCTCCCTTGTCCGTTGTATGGTTTTCTTCTATTTCTTTTGTTTGGTCTTTTACTATGCCTTCCTGGTCTTTTTTTATTTGTTTGTTTAATAAACGTTCCATGACCTGATTGTATTTTTCTAGCCATTCTGTTGAGATCTATTTATCAAAGCAAAAGATATTTGTCCAGAAATAGCATTTGCAGCTTCTGCTTGAAATTTAAGAGAATCACCTGCTTCTAATACTAATACATTATGTACTGCATTATCGTGAGAATTAGCAGGTACATCTGTATGATAAAATTTATAATCTACTGAATCAGAAATATCATGAAAAAAATAATCTACAGTTTTAGCTGAATTGGTATCATTGGCCACAGATATTTCTTTCACAATTGCAACGGAAGATGTATTAATTACTAGCACTGTTGTTAAGTTTGACGTAGTTAAATCATAACCTTTAACTTTATAAAAAATTGTCATGCACTACTTCCTCCTGATAAAAACCATGTAAAAATTTGTAATTCTTCTTTTGTTTCTTCATTATAACTTGTATTAAGTTGTGTTTTCAATGTATCAATAGCTTGTATGATTTGTCTTTGTGTATCTTTATTATATATGTCTGATGGTTCTGGTACATAAAAATCTATTTTAGCCATTATCTTCTTCCGTCTGGTTGTATATCTACTCTAAAAATACCATATCGCCAATTAGTATTTACAGCATCATTTTCTATCTTAATACTAGCAAGTCTCGCGCGCCCGCGCGTATCTATTTTATCTGTGCTAGAATTAATTGTAAAAGGTCCTATAAATGTCTCCCCTTTTGCAACTGTTGTATCTGCCGGATATGATCTTAAAAACAACGTTACTTTACAATCACCATCTAATGTTTTGAAATCAGGTATAAATCGTTTAACCGATAAGAAGTATTCTCCGTCTCCATCTACATCTAAATCAAAATCTCCTGATCTTATAAATGCAGGTATTGCTGTTTCAACTCCAGTGCTTGCTACTTCATTTACTCCTACTTCATGTTCATAATAAACAGAAGCTCCTGTTGATATACCATTTACAATAGGAAATGTTGGCGTGGCTGCCGCGATATATTTAGTTGCGTGTGGATGATCATATACCGAAGCATCAGCCCAAGTTGTTCTAGATTGAGAACCAACTGTAGCACTTGCCATAGTACCTGTTGTCCAAACTTTTTCTCCATAGTTGTATGTAACCACTCTATCAATTAGTGTTGAATTTTCTTTGGTGTAAAACCACATTATCTCTTGAAATAAACTATTATGAGCTGCAAATACTGTTTCACTTGCATTATAATTTATACCTAAATTATCTCCTGTTGTTGCAAATACAAAATCCTCAACTAAACTTGGAACAGATACAACTGTACCATCAAATGCAAAGAATCCTCCAGAATCACCCATCCAGAATACTATACCTTGTGCAAAGACCACTGCGTGCTGACCAAGACATCCACAATTCGATCCGACTTTTCTAATACTAAATGTAAAAGGAGGACCTACAAACTGCATTGAATAAGCAGCATCATCTGTAAGTATTAATATATAATCCTTTGCTCTAACCGCCGCTACAATTTTAGTTCCAGCATCTAATCTAAACGTACCTGCAGTATTGGTTGAAGTTGGAGCATAAACGTTAAAGTCTTCTTGATCTGAAAATCTTATAAGCATTTTATCTTGTGTTCCATTTGGTAATGTTTCATTTGTTCCAAGATGAATAAGATGTCTATCTCTATCGGATACTATGGTCATTACAGATTTTTGTGGCATAGAAGCATTTATAGTTGCTCTTGTTTGTAGTGCATTTGAGGTTGATGGATCCCAAGTAAATGTAGGACCATTGTGCATTGTAGCAATTAATATTTGACCAAAGTTATCTAAAGACCAATTAGCAGGATCTAAATTAATAGATGCTGCTACAGTTGAAGCCTCTCCCCAACCTACAAAAGTTGCTGCATCATATACAACTGCATTATCTGTGTGAGCTGCAGCAGTTGTTCCCTCTGCTCCTCTACCAGCACCAGTAAATGTTGTGCTAGTTTTACCTGAGTAAGTAATTAATTCTGAGCCTATTAAAATTGTTCCTGTTGATGCAAATCCTGTTGTAGAGTCAACTGGAATGGTCGTAACTGCATTATCAATTCCACCCACTTGATTTATTGCTGTTTGGGTAACTGTTGAACTAAAACCACCCCAATTGAATGTACCAAAACCATATCCATAAGTTTGACCAAATGGACCAAAATCATAATAAGGATTACAAGTTGCAGATCCAGAAGCTGATGCAGTACCTGATGAAGTAGTAGGCATTGTTATAGTAAATGTTCCAGACGTAGGTGTCGTCTTAACTTCAAAAGCATTTGTAAAATTAGCTGATACAAATCCTGTTGGTGGTGTAACTGCACTAAATCTTACAATTCTTCCAACAGATAAACCATGCGCAGCTTTGTTAACTGTGACTGTCGCAGATCCTGTAGTTGTGTTAAATGTGCAAGAAGTTAAAGCTGTATCTAATGGTGTAATATCATAAAATGCACCTTCAAAGTAAATTACTAATACTTTATTTGTTCCTATTGCAGCATACCTATTACCGTCTAAATCTGACCAAATCCATTGATTCCTAGCAGCGCCTACTAGGGTATCTGCTAATATCTCTGACCAACCCCCTATTTTTTCAGGGTTTCCATAACGAAAGCGTACATTATCTCCATCAATCCAGCGACCTTCCGCTTGAGATGCAGTATCTTGTTTGTCAAATCCTGGTGCAACTGGTATTTTTCTTAAAGGCATGTAGGCAATATACACTATTTCAAGCTACAATTAAATTGCTCAACTTACGCCTTTTTGCTATTATACAACGCAGAAATTTAAATGATAAAGATAAAATGTATGAATTTAAAAATTACAGATCTAATATATAGACAAAATAGATTTGATAATTGAACTATTTTCTAAACGATGGTATCCCTAACAAAGGTCTTTTATCATATAGATTCTCATTTGCAAACTGTCCATTTACATGATTATAATGCAAGAAAACTTGAGCACAGATGTTACCAGTAAATTCTTCTCGCCAATGTTCTAATTCAAAACCTGAATAAATTAACATATCACCTGGTTCTAAATCTACTTTTATACCTTTTGGTGCATCTGGTTTCATAATATTTTTATCCCAATCTATGACATTATTACTTCCTGTTGGATCTATAAATATAGGCCAACTATCGCCACCTAGATTTAATGTTGTAGATATCTCACAAGATGGTCTATCTTTATGTCTTTTTAAAATTGAACCTTTCTCATACACACGTGCGTACGAGTAAGTCGGAATTAAATCTAAATTAGTTTCTTTTTTCATAATAGGCATAATTTTTATAAGTAATGTTTCCGTAGCAAAGTCAGCATAGTGTGAATATACATTTGGAACTTGCTGGTCCTTCCACGTTCCAAGAAGCGTGTGTTCTTCTACAAGTTTATTGTCATACATAAACTTTACCGCATCACGTTTTAATAGAAGGTAATTAAATACAAAGTTTGCAAGTTCATACGATACTGCATTTTTAATTACTTGATATTTTTTTTGACTGAATAAATTTGAAGTAAGCATTGTCTGCGTCTGTTGTTTATTGAATCCTGGTTTGAATTATATCTTTTGTAATTACATATTTGAATTATATACGCTTTTTTGCTATCATACAACAAAGAAATTTATGAATAAATTAAAAGATTACATACTTATATTAGAAGATATCATATCTAAAAAATTATGTGATTCTATATTAAATGAATATGAAAATTCAAATGAATGGGTAGATAGTGCGATAGTTGGTACAGATAAACAAATTTATGTAAATAAGGAAATTAGAAATTGTACAACTATAGAAATGTCTTCAAACAAGGTCATTGAAAAAAATAAAAATATAAGAAAAATATTAGATGATGAAGTTTTTGCCTGTGCAAAAAAATCAATTGAAAAATATAATGAAAAATTTAAAGAAGCACGTATTTGTAAAGATAATGGTTATATATTATTAAAATATGAAAAAGGTGGATTTTTTACACAACATGTGGATTCAGTTGAAAAATTTTATAGAAGCATTTCATGTTCATTTGCTTTAAATGATAATTTTAAAGGTGGACAATTTAGTTTTTTTAATAATACTCTTGTGTATCCATTAAAAAAAGGATCTGCCATTATGTTTCCTTCTAATTTTTTATATCCTCATTCTGTTTTACCAGTGATAAATGGAACAAGATATTCAATTGTAACTTGGTTTGTATAAATGATTATACTTGATGAAATAAAGCAAGAAGAAAATTACTCACATAGTTTATTTGTAACATATCCAAAAACTATTCAAATATCACATGGTGTATATGACAATGTAGTTGATATGCATAATATGTGTGTGATGATTTCTCAAAATTTAGATACAACAGAATTAACTAATGTTTATGGTGGTAAAACTCCATGGGGATTTTTTAATGATAAACCAGAGTTTACAAGATTCATAGATTATGTAGTTAAAAAACATCAAACTTCAAATCCATTTTTCAATAAACAAAATTGGTATAATAAAAATATATCCTTTGATTCTTGGGGTAATGAAATTAAAAAAGGAGATAGTGTTGCAATGCACATTCATAAAGATCATCATTTAATTTTATATTTAACTGAAGGAGCTCCATTGATACTTCCTGAACTTAAAATGACAATTCAACCAAAAAGAGGAGCATATTATATATTTCCACCTAATGTATTACATGGGGTTGGTAAAGTTGAAGAAGAGACTAAAACAAGATATTGTTTAGTAACCAATATTATAGAAGGTTCAAATTGGAATAAAAATAAATTAATAAAAGAAATAATAGATGAAAAAAATAAAAAATAATTTAATTTGCTTAAATGAGTGATTTTGAAATAAATATTAAAGACAATTTTTTTGAAGAAAAATTATTTGAAAAAATGAAAAATAATTTAAATAATTTAAAATGGGACGCTTTAGGTAATGCTCTTACTGCGCCACCATTAAATGAAAATTCTTATAAAAAACACCCTTGGTTTACCTCTCCATTAGAAGATGATCAAATAAAAAATGCCATCAAAGAAAATGTTTATAAATATTTTAGAAAAAAAATAGTTTCTTTTAATCTTATAAATTATAGTCTGGTTACAAAAATAAAGGAACCATTACCTCATAATGATTTTAGAGAAAATCAAAATTACCAAATTTTAATTTATTTAAAAGGAAATTCAAAATTAACTAATGGAACTGGGTTTTATATAAAAGAAAATGATAATCAATATATTTTAAACACACATGTTGGTTTTTTTGAAAATAGAGCTATTTTTTTTAAAACAAATGTTTTTCATTCTCCTTTAACTTGGGACGAAAATTCATCTGCAAGGTTTTCAATAATTTGTTTTTTAAGAACGGAAGATTAAAAATATGTTAGACAAAAAAAATAATATTAAAGACTTTATTGGTATTTATGATGGTTATATTCCAGATGAAGCATGTGACCAGGCTATAGAACTATTCAACAAGTATCAGGAATTCAATAAGGTATTTTCAAGATTTACCTCAGAAGGAACAACTCAAGATAGTAAAAATGATAAACAATTATTTTGTACTGGAGATGTTTTAACGGATCAGGAGTTTAATGTTAATAAATTAAAACTATTAATGGTGAATTTTGATATGGCATTAAGACATTATTACACAGAAACCAATGTTAAAAAATATACAGCAGATGATATCATTACAGATCATGTTAAAATTCAAAAAACTATGCCTTCCCAAGGATATCATATTTGGCACATTGAACATGGTCAAGGTAGAGAAAATGAAAAAAGAGTTTTAGTTTATTCAATATATTTAAATACCGTTGAAGAAGGTGGTGAAACTGAATTTTTATATCAATCACAAAGAGTAAAACCAGTTAAAGGTAGAATTGTTATATGGCCAGCTGGATTTCCATATGTTCACAGAGGAAACCCTCCATTAAGTGGAGAAAAATATATTGTTACTTCCTGGATCAATTATAGATAGTTAATTTATATTATAAAGACTTAAGGTCTAGGTCCGATTCTTACTACTTTTTCTTCTTTAGTTTCAGCTCTCTTAGTACCGTCAGCCAATGTTACTTGAACATTGTTACTGTCCCAAGCAACTTGAGCCTGGTAAGTTTGTTCTGTTAAATTAAATCTATCAATATATTTTTGTAATACACTTGCATCAGTAATAGTTACATTTTCTTGAGGATTTTTATACTCAATATGTTTATCACCATCACTGTGATATTGAATTGCATGAATTCTAGGATCTACATTGTTCCAAAATTCTGAATCATTATCAATTATATGACAACGTCTGTCTGGAAATTGAGTTGGGTAATGCGTTGCATTTGGTGTTTCTAAGTAAATTTGTTTATCTGATGGTATAACTGTTAAGTGCATAAATATCCTTTAAGTTTTTATAATATAAATTAATACTAAATACGGTTGAAGAACTGAATTAGCGTTCCCTGTAAAATTAGCTGATAACGAATGAGTATGACCTGCGCCTCCTCCGGTGTTACCTACATTTGCTCCGACGTTAGCTGTGGCTTCACTCATGGTTATTTGAAATGGTCCCATAGGAGTACCACCACCACTATGTGAATGAGAAGGGATCTGTTGAGTAGTTAAAGTTGTACTTGCAGCATTACCACTTACGTTTCCAGTTGGCGTCACGGTATTTGCTCCGCCAGTTGATGCCAAACTTTTTGTATTTGATTTATTTACAACTGTTCTATCTGTTAAATCTGGTACGTTGAATGTTGTAGAACCGTCACCAACACCATATGTAGTTCCAATAACTGCAAACAAAGCAGCATATGTTGATCTAGATACAGCAGCACCATCACATTCCAAAAATCCAGATGGAATTGAAGCTGAACCCCAAGGAACAACTATTCCAGTATTGACACCTTCAATACCTGTTAAAAATGCACCATCAAAATCGTATCGTGTTGCTTCGTAATTTGCCATAATTATTTATCCCTATAAGTCCAGCCAACCGTTGCATCACCTGAATACACTAGTGTAAAACCAGCGCCTTCCGTATTGATAACAAGATTTTCAGCTGCATTTGCTATGTTACTTGAATTTCTTCCAATAGTCAAAGGTTTGGTATCAAATGTATATCCCGCATCAACAACAGAAACTATATCTCCTGCTGCTGGTGAAGCTGGAAGTGTTAATGTAAATGAAGTTGTAGCCGTGTTTGCTAATATTGCTGAACCAGGTTGAACTGTTGCTGCTACAGAAACCGCTCTCCAAGTTTGTTCCATTGAAATTAAATTTACGTTAGTTCCATCAGAGTATAATGTATATCTGTTTCCTTGAGCTAAATTAACACCAGTTCCAGATGCTGTTTTAAATGTTAAAGTATGAGTTCCCATAGTAACTTGATTGTTTACTAAATATGTTTTTTCAATTCCATCAGGACAAGTTACATTAACATTTCCTGATAAAGTTCCTGTTAAATTTAATACTGCATTTCTTGCATTAGAAAGAGTTGGTGAATTTGACATTACTAATGTAGTGCCAGTCGTAGCATTTACTGCTATAGATAGATAACCAACAATAGCTTGTTGAACTAAGTTCAAGTTGTCGTTAGTTTTATCACCCCAAGTACCAGCATTTTCGCCAGTAACCATTAACTCGAGTTTGAGGTCTGTTGAATAACTTGATGCCATTTAAGCTCCTATTAATTTTATAAATAATTCATTTAAGCAGCTAAGTCAACTGGAGTCCAAGTATTAGAAGCCTCTGTTTGTACTTCTGCCCAGGCTGTTACATTAGCAGATCCTGTGCTTATATTCAAGCGTGATCCTGTTACATTTACCACTGCATTTCCAGTAACTGTAGCAGTTCCAACTGTTAAATTTACTTGAGATCCTGTAACATTATAACCAGCAGCATAAGTTACTTGACCTGCTGTTAAATTTATCTGTGAACCTGTAACACTTACGTTAGCATCAGCAGTTGGTATTTCATTTCCTATTGTTATATTTATTTGAGAACCAGTAACAGGTACCTCTTGTATAGTACCTCCAACAGCTTGACCCGCTACAGTATTTAATTGAGATCCTGTTAAATTTACATTTGCTGTTCCAACAATATTTACGGAACTTATTGAAGCAATTAATGTATGTTCTGCAACATTTACAAAAATATTACCATCTGCAGCAATATCTACATCTCCAACGTCAAGATTGATTTGTGACCCTATTACTGTAACGTTTGCATCTGCTATTACATCTTCATTACCTATTGTAATATTAATTTGAGATCCAGTGACTGTTGCGATAACATCATCTTCTTCACCCCAAGGAACAATTCCCCAAGCATTGTTACCCCAGCCAGCATCTGGTTGAAAATCAGTAGTAACTGAACCTTCATCTAAGTTTATTTGTGATCCCTGAACATCAACTGGTGTATTTGTTTCGGTATTAACACCGTTAATTATTGTATTTATTTGTGTTCCTGTTTCATCAACATTAGCATTTGCTGTAATGGTTACACCAGCAATATTTATATTTAATTGTTGACCAGTTAAAGTTACAGACACATCTGTGAATGCAGTTTCTGATCCTATACTTAAATTTATTTGAGAACCTGTTACAATTGCTTCATCTCCGGTGACACCCCAAGTAAATTCACCCCAATCATTGGATCCCCAACCTGTATCAAAAACAAATGCAACACCACCTACGCTAAATGTAGCTGATAAATTAATACCACCAAAATATTGATCGCCAAATTCTCCTTGGCCAAAACCTATGATGCCAGGTGACGATACAGATACTGTTATGTCCGCCACCTGAGCCTCCTAAAAATTACGCGTTACCAATTCTTATAATTGCAGCTTGAGTTGTAAATGCTGGGAACTGAACTGTGAAAGTTCCAGCAGTTGCAGTTTTTGGTCCGCCAAAGTCTAATACACATACTGCAGGATCGCCTGCTGCCGTGTCGTTATATATTAAGGCACCTTGAGCTGTCAAAGTTACACCTGTAAAAGATACGTTTGCAAAATTTGTGATTGCTACAGCACCTGACACTTTAACACCAGAATTAACTAATGCTTTTCCACCAGCAGTATATCCTGCAGAGGATACTTCTTGAGAAGAAGTGTAAGATGTTGTTGATGCACCTAATGTTGCATCTGTTTGATACATTGCAAGTTTGAATGTATTACCAGTCGCTGCTGTGAAATTGTGTATTGCTCGTAGGATTTGTCCTTTGAACGAATTTGCAATTGCGTTTGTTGTTATAGCCATGTTTTCTCCTTAAATTATGGTTCAATACTTCTTGGTGATGGTGAATTAATTTTAATTCTTGGTACACCATCATCATACTCACCTCTGCGTCTTCTACCCATTTGTTGAAGAGCAAACGTTTGTAATTCCTCATTATACTTTGTTTTATAAAGATTGTACATATCCATAGGACCTTTTAGATATGAAAAAGCTTCTCCTAAAACTCCATATAATAATATATTTTCAAAATAAGTTGAAAGGTAAGTATTATTTGTTGAAGTAAAATTAGGTGGATCTTTGATATATTCAAGTTGCACAGGTAATGCACTTGATGGTCTTGGTGCAACTATAATTGTAAAATCATCCCAGTTTGCCCAGTATTTAGGAGTTCCTGTAGAACCAGTATTATTGTATTCTCTCACAAATGTTTGGTCTCTTTTCTCTAAATAAACAACTGTTCCTGTTGCAGTTGTGCCAGATGTAGCAACAAACAAAGCTCTTGGTATTAAACAATCAGCAGGTAATGCTAAATATTTGTTATTTGCTGTAAATACAGAATCTGCATATTTTCGTAAATCGTCATAATCAACTTTATTAGCAACATCTAGTTCAACATTTCTTAAAAATTGTGCTATGATATTATCTGTAAGAACAGTTGAATCTACTTCAGTATAATTTCTAATTTGTGTTAAAAATGCAGAATAAGAAATACTCATTATGATATCACAACCCTTACATTTCCAACATAAACTCCAAATTCTCTTTGAGAGTTTTGAAATGTTGGATTATCAGGAACCATACCTGATGAATTAAAAGCGAATTCTCCTGGTAAATTTAAATTAGCAGTAGCTTCACCATTACCACCAGAGATTAATGTAAAATCTTGTGGCCTTGTATTTTGTAAAGCAACATCATCAGCTTTATGGTGTCTCGGATCTAATTGTGGATGTTTGGGTTCATATTCAGATATATGAACTAAAGCATTAGTCCATTCTTTTACCATTTCTGTATATGGAAAAGCTTGTCCTGTTCTATCGGATATAGCCTGCGAATATTTACCTCTAGAGAAACCCATTATGAATAATTTGGATAGTATGTTTGTGGTGTTATATAGGTCGACGTTCGTTGACCATCTTCTTGAAGAGCTCTTAATAGATCGTCTTCATAATATAATCGTAATGACTCTGTCATTTTAGGATTAACTTTCATGGACAAGTAATAAGCAAGTCCAGAACACATACATGGTAAAAATCTAAAAGGAACATCTGGATTATTTGTATATGCTCCAGCGTCTTGAATACGTTGCATATAATAATACTTCACGTGCGTGTACGTGACCTTATCTGGAGTTAAATATAAATAAAGCAAAGGTGTTGTTTGTCTATCAATGTAGTACTGTGATGGCTGACCTGTTTGACCTTTATTAGGTAAATTAGCGTACGCAGATCTATCAATTTTATCTAAACTAACATCATTGGTATTGGACGTTGTGCCAGAAGAAGTTGAAATATATGCTTCTAAAACATCATTACAATCTGATGGTGTTGCATACTCAAACGTTCCAGCTGTTAGTTCTTGAACTTTTAATTCTACTTTCCAAAGATGCACTCCTCTATTACCCCATTCGGACATCAACAAATTTAAAGATCTTCTTGCACTTTTCAAAGAATATCCAGATGTAGTTAAAGAACCACATCGTTCATATGCTTCATCAATAATTTCAGATATATCTAAATTAAATGTTGTAGTGCCTGAAGTAGTCATTATTCTCCCTTAACAATTTTTCTTAATGCTCCTAAAAAAGTTTTTTCATCAAGCGCATTTGTTTTTTCCATACGTCTTCCTATTTCCACTCCAACAGCACCTACGCCTGCTCCTGCAGCAGAAGCTCCCACGAATGCTCTTTTAGGATATTTAGAAACAGTATATTCAAGAAGTTCAGAAGCAGAAGCTACCTTTGATTTGGGTGCTTTATCGAAAACTTTCATATTTTCTAAACCTTCAGGTTTACCTCTTTGATAATTTTTAGAAGCTTCTTGAAATTTATCTCGAGCAAGTTTATCTTTTGCACCTTTTTGAATTGCAGATTTAGAAACAGTCAACATTTC